GGCTGTACGATGATGAGTTCAATCTCATCGGCACCCTCGAAAACCCACTTCGACGCTTCGGTTCGCATGGCAGCGGCAGCGTAAAACATGAGCTGATCGTTTTCCACAGCATCCACAAGTACACCATCGCCAAATTTCCAATCAAGAACGATGGCGCGTGAGTCCTGACGCCCAAGTAAATCAGTGCTGCCAAATACACCAGGCAGAAAATCACCAAACCCGACACGCGTCTCCACCATGATTTCCATTCGCTTGTCCGGGTCAATGACATCGAGGGCCGCGAGAGCGGGAATAATTTTCTCATCGAGCAACTCCTGCGTGAGAACCTGATCGTTGTACGTGGCGCCAATGCACTGCGCGGGCGGCTTATCAAACTCCAGTAACTCGGCAATGACATCGTGCAGGAGCGTACCACGGTCGGCGTGTTCGCTAGAGGGCTTGGGCGGCATTTGCTGCACCAGCTTCACCGACGCCGGGCAGTTGATGACGCGCTTGGCGGTGGAACCGCCGACGATAGATGAGTGATTCATTATTTTACCCCCGTCGGCTCATTACGCCATGAACTAGACAGACGTTGACGCAACAACAACAGTACCGGCGCAGCCGTTTCGTCGTAAACGCCGGGATCGGTTTTGATGATGACCTCAATTAAGTCTAGTGCTGCTTGCAGGGCTGTGCCATCTGCATCAAAAATGTCTTCTACGTTCATTTGACTGTACCTCCGTTTACTGTTTGAGCCTCAACTGTACGCCCGCAAATAATCCTTGTCAAATACTTTTTTAGCCCTTATATTTCGGCCATGCGCGAATCTGAAGTCGAGAATTATTTGGTGTGGACGGTGGAAACCTTGGGCGGCCGCGCTTGGAAATTCAAGTCGCCCAACCAGCGCGGGGTTGCGGATCGCGTGGTGTGCTTGCCGAATGGCGAGACGTGGTTCATCGAACTGAAGCGACCCAAAGGCGGACGGTTAGCACCTTTGCAAGCACTGTTCCGCGACGAAGTAATCAAATTACAACAACGCTACGCGTTACTGATTAACCTACAGGAGATTGATGAATGGCGCCGTACATACCTCACCCGTTGTTCGACCGAATCATAGAGATTTACAAATTGAAAAACGACGCGGCGTTAGCGCGCGCGTTGAAGATGTCGCCGTCTAACATTAGCCGGTATCGCTCACGCTACACACCTATCCGCGCACACGTCATCCTGCGCATTCACGACGCGACGGGTTGGCCGATCAAGACAATTAAGGAGCTATGCACATGACAAGAGAAGACATTATCCGCATGGCGCGGGAGTCTGGCTTAGAGCAAGTGGTAAGCATTGCGTTGGATGGCACTAAAATTGTCTCTTGCCCGCCGTTGCCCGAACTTGAACGCTTCGCCAACCTAGTCGCAGCAGCAGAGCGTGAGGAATGTGCGAAGTTGGTCGATGAGGAAATGGCTGACTATCGCTACGGAACGCCGCCAAACATTGCGCTGAATAATGCCGCCGCCGCTATCCGCGCCAGAGGCAACGATGCAGCTTAGACCTTACCAGGAAGAGGCCGCCGACTTCCTATACGAGAACGATCGTGCGTTGGTGTTGGCGCCTGTGGGCGCCGGCAAGACCGCGATCACGTTGACCGCAATGGACGACATCATTGCCGACAAGATCGCGCATCGGTTTCTCGTCTTGGCGCCCAAGCGCGTCTGTACCAGCGTCTGGCCGGTTGAGGCGCCGAAGTGGTCGACGTTGAAGGTGGGCGTGGCCATTGGCACATCCGCCGAGCGGCAGAAGGTACTGGCGGATAAAAGTTACGACGTCGTCGTGATTAATTACGACAACCTGCAGTGGTTGGTCGGGCAAAACTTGACCGGCTTTGATGCCATCGTGTTTGACGAACTGACCAAACTCAAGAATCCATCAGGCAAACGCTTCAAGGCGTTGCAGCGCGTGATCGAACAGTTCCCGGTGCGCTGGGGCTTGACCGGGTCGTTTACCAGTAATGGACTCGAGGACGTCTTCGGGCAGTGCAAGATTGTCGATGAGAAGTTACTCGGCCGCGCCAAGGGTGCGTTCCTGCAACAGTACTTCGTCTGTACCAACCGCGATTTCGGCGATTGGGCACCGCGCAAAGGCGCGCTGGAACAGGTGATGGCAAAGATCAAGCCCGCCACCTATCTGCTACAGGGCGGTCTGTACACCAACATGCTGCCGCCGCTGCACACGGTCGAGTTGCGCTGCGAGATGGACCGCACGCACTACGAGAAGATGAAGAAGGACTTCGTGGTGGAGTTTGACTCGGCCAAGGCTATCGCTGCCAACGCGGCGGTCGTGACGGGCAAGCTGCAACAGATGGCCGGCGGGTTTGTGTACGACACCCGCAAACAAGCCGACCCGGCGCGGCCTGGCAAGTTCAACACCACGCAGAGCGCCGTGTGGTTCAGCAGTCACAAGTTCGACCGGCTTGATGAACTGCTCAACGAGAACCAGCAGGCCAACACCTTACTGGTCTACAACTACAAGGAAGAACTTGAAGAACTTAAGCGACGGTACCCGCACCTCACCGTACTGGACGACCCTGACGCCATTGGACGATGGAACGCTGGCAAGGTTCGACTACTGGCAGTGCACCCGAAATCCGCAGGTCACGGCCTTAACTTGCAGCACGGAGGCTGCCACATGGTCTTTCTGTCCCTGCCGTGGAGCCTTGAGCTTTACGAGCAGACTGTCGGACGTCTGCACCGCAGCGGGCAGCAGCATCCCGTCTGGTGCTATGTCCTCTTGACCAACAAGACCATCGACGAGCGCATCTGGGCCGCGCTCAAGGATAAACGAGCGATCAGCGACATTGCGCTGGAGGAACTAAAATGGTAAAACTTTACCTTGCGAAGTTAAAGGCCGCGAAGAAAGAGCGGCGTCAATGGACCCTAGTCCGCAACCGCGCCGACCGGGCGCTTACGAAGCTGGACACGCGCATCACAACCTTGGAGAAGAAAATTGCACACCTGGCGGTCACTGAATAAGGAACTGGCGCTTCTGTCGGAACAGCAGGTACTGGACCTGCTGACAAAAGAGCGCGAGGGCAGCAAGCGCCTGTCCGTACTGGAGCGGCTGCACCAGCGCTATACGATGCTGCGGGCGGTCAGGGAGCGTCAGGAGTTGCTGCGTGAGGCGCGGGCGTTATGAGCAGCCTAGACAAGCAAGTGGACGGCGACCACTACAAGAGCCTGCCCATCCAGCCCATCGAGTTCATCCACGCCAACAACATCCCGTTCTGCGAGGCCAACGCCATCAAGTACCTATGTCGCTGGAGAAATAAAAACGGTCTTGCTGATCTGGAGAAAGCCAAGCATTACATCGAACTGCTGATCGAACTGGAGACGCGCCGTGAACTGTTGCGATGAAGGTACCTGCCGCCAAGGGCGCGATCACCCGCCAAAGTACAGCATGGACATGAAAATGCTCACACTGATTGTCCTGATGTACTGGGCGGCTGTGTTGATTATTTGGTTGCTACGCCCTTGATCTTCTCGACCGAGCGCAATCCACCGATGCCTAGCAGGCCCGTGACGACGACCCACAGCAGGTCGAGGTTCAGTTCGGGCGGCGCAGGCCAGCCTCTGATGCTGCCGACCCAGGCCAAAACGGGCTGACCAATCGTCGCGTAGAGGAACCCTGCTGCACCGCACCAACCGAATGCGGGGCGCCAGCCGGCGACAAAGATGCTTGAATGCGTGGCCTCGCGGGCGTTGATCTCAAGCTGCGCGATGATTTGCTTGAGTTCGCCATCGGCGGCCATGCGGACCAGTTCCATTTCGGCAGCCTGCTTGGCTGACGGATCAGGCACAAAGCGATCTAGAAGCGTCTTTCCGATCTCGAAGATGGACCCTAGCACGAGGGGGTTCATGCCATCTCCATCAGGTGCGCGATGCGCCTCGACCAGCCGCGACCGAAGGACGGCCAGGTGGTGAGGTTGGACATGAACTTGAGCCGGGTGGCGAGGATCTTGGCCCGCAAGAGGTACGGGTCAGCGGCGTAGGCCGCGCGGATCGTCACCGGGCCGATGATGCCGTCCATCTGTACGCCGAGCGCACGC